CTGAGTCACCTGATGGTAGAAGACGGAATGTTACTGGGAATGTTGTTGCTGCTGTACGAGCCAAAGAGAACTGTGACTGTTCTACAGACAAAACACGACGTGCATAGTATACACGCTCAGTTGCTGATGCTTCTGATGTTGGAGCCTGTCCAACTGCAATTAGCTGACGCTCTGTTGGAGCTGCACCTAGTGCACCTGCTTCCAAACCAAGTGTATCAGTTGCGCTTGTTCCGCTTCCTGATGATACAAGTGTTGATCCCTTTTGACCAAATACTGCAAGAACGTTCTCTAGAGTACCTTCTGCCATTTCTGTTGAGATCTGAACCATCATTGCAGACTTAAACAGCTTAGCTGTATCTAGCAACTGATCAACAGTTACTGAGTCAAATGTTGGCTGGTAGCTGATCTGAAGACCGTTATTTGTGTAACCAACGTTACGGTAAGCTCCACCAATTGCTGGTGATGCCTCTGTAGGCGTTGCTGTCTGAGTAGCACCTGTTGTTGTTAAAACTTTATTTAGTGTTGTAGTATAAGACTCTCCTGTTGAGAATGCTGGTACATAACGATTCTTTGATGCAACGAAAGCATTTGCTGCGCCTGCGTCCATGCTTGAATCATAACCAGAAACTGTTGAATCTTCTACTGACAAAAATAGTGGTGATGCGCCAACAAGAATATTCTTAGCGTCTCCTGTATTTTGATATGCCATAATTGTATTGCCTCCTGATTTCATATGAAATTAATATATCTATTTGGCTGGCTAGGCCCTTTCCTCTGTTCCAATTTTACTGTATTACTTAATAAAAGGCAAACTAGGCAAATCTGCCCTTGCCATCAGTTATCCTAGAGTATTTTACCTCTAATATTACATCTGCTGCATAGAATCCTTGGATCTCTTCTGATGGGGCTGTAGATGATATATCTGCTATATGAATGCTATGAAACTTAAATTTATTAGATAGCCCCGTCCATTTATTTACATCCTTGGCAGACTCATCCATTCTTCTAAACTCATCAGTTAGGAAGTTTCTTATCTCAACAATATCAAGGAGATCTGGTGAATATAGGGTTAATAGGATTTGTTCGCAGCATATCATCCAGTTATTCTCATAAGACATTCCTATCTTATCGTAGACTATGTGTTTCTTCCCGCTCAAAAATTGATTCATTTCTGGCTGTTGCTGGACTGGAACAATAGGCACAAGTGTCTCATTTAAATTATCTGAGTAGTAGTCGTCTTCATTAAATATATCAAGTGCTGTGAGTCTACTCCATAAGAATTTTCTTATTTCAAACATTGCATCTAGTTTATAATTAGCCATTTGATAACCTCGCAAATGCTGCTGATGTTGCAGCTTCTGCTTCATTTGCCAGCTGATTTGCCGAGAAGCTGTACTTAACTGTTTTAATTTGTGATGGTACTCCTAATGCTCTAGATATAGATGAGTTGAATAGTCTTTGAAATCCCGATTTTTTTATAGACATATTAACTAGCTGGCCAGTAAAGAAATATCTGTAGGCAGAAAAGAAGGAATTTTTAACTGCCGCTCCGCCAGGCTTTCTTACGGTAACTGATTGTCCTTTGGGCATAAAAACTGTATATCCACTTACATCAAATACCAGTCTTTCTGAAAACCTAGGAGCAATGACTACAGTCTTTCCTTCTTCCATAACAGAAGCTTTTTTTACAAATACATGTCTGTTATTAGAATTTTCAGATGGAACAAATGATTGAGAATCTTTTAGTTCGTAGTTTACCTTTAGGGATAAGCCGTCTGATGGCAATTTGTTTAGCTTAAATAATCTTGCTTCATCCTGACCAGTTCTACCCCATTCATAAACATGGTGAAAAGCTTTTGGAGATGTTCTTGATTTTGCATCAATATATTCTCCAAAATCAACTTCAAGCTGATCAAATATTACATTTCTAAATGCTAATTGAAATTGTGCATTAGATGCAAGCTTTGCCATTACATTTGTTTTGTAAAATAATGCTGCAGATATTTGTGCAACTGTGCTATCTTTTAGTGCACCACTTATCGGCTTATTAGACATTAAGTTAACTAATCCGCTTGCTGCTTTAATTGCTAAAATTTCAGATGCCAATTTGTTGATTCTCCGCTCTTTCTAATGAAGAGTTATATCCAACAACATTTCCAAATGGGTCTGATATTGGAGTTGTTCCTGCTATATCAAATACAGTATCAGTATCGTTTGGATAATTTAATTCATACCAAATAGGTTTACCGTTTACGTCTCTAATATTTTTTACTTTATCTCTAGCCGTTAGCCTATCAGATGTTCTTACTTCTATATATTGATCATTAGAATATTTATTAGCAAACTTTTGTCTGTCATTGCCTTTGCCCCCGTTTTGACTAATAATTCCACGGGCGTAACAATCTATTGTTTTAATATAAGAAAATTCTCTAACCATTGCACCAGTGTTTGGATCCTGCCGTTCTGATTGACGGTAGACATCCATTTTCATGGTCATTAAGCCATCAACCAAGTCAAACATTACACCAATACCATTTGTGTTATAACATAGTCTGCTAAAAGTTTATCTGCGTAAGAAGACCCAGTTCCACCAAATGCCTCCGAGGAATATTCAAAATCCCAGTCTGTTGTAGATATCTTTTTAACATATCTTTCTCTCCAGATACGATCTTTTGCAAAATACATCTTCATAAGCTCAACTGTTGCGTCTCTAACCTCATTTGGAATATAATCCCAGCCAAATCTTGCATAAACTTTATACGACTTTGATCTTCTAAAAATATTTGGGGAAGAGTCATTTATTGAAGGTGGCACCATTCCATTTGCAATATACACATCGTCATTAACGCCAGAAAAATGATTGGCTCTTATTCCAAATCCACTTACTGTATTTTCAACAACTATTCCTAAGTTATTAATACTATTGATATTGTCTATAAGCAATTCATCATTGGCATACAGGGTGTGTAGCCTATTTATCTTTTTAGGCATTGAAAGTGTATCTGAATCACTTCCTATTGTAAAGAATCTATCATCATGCAAATAAAACTTTTGTCCCGTGTGCCCCTCAATTATGTTTCTAGCGTATCTCTCCGCCAATTTTAATTCCTGATATGTTTTATGACTTGGATCATTTGCATCTGACCCAAGACCCATTTCTTGTGCTGCTTCTTGGATATCAACATATGGAGTAACAACATCAAGATAGGTTGTATTTGAGTAGGAAACTGAGTCGTGCTGCCAATCCCAAACAAGTTTAAACTTTCTATTTCTTGATGTGTGTTGTATTGGAAGATATACGCTAAATGATCCCTGATCCACTTCGCTTGCTTCTGCTGTAACAGTAGCAATAATTGTTGAGGGGCTTATCTGTGGAGAGACAACTGGGTCACCAGTTATATCATAAAACTTTACGATTACTGATGCGGTAGGCGTAACTGCTTCACCTTTTACGAAAAGCTTTGTTGTTGCTGCCGTACTTGTATTCTGGTATATCTCTGCCATGTGTTAGGCTTAGTTGTAATACTCCTGTACTTCTCTAGGTGTAGCCAATCTAAACCCTTCCTCCTTATCAAAAATTTCTTGAGCCACTTCTGGCTTCATTGCTACAAATGGATGCTCAATTGTGAAAGTAAATCCAAGTGCATCGTATCTGTAGTTTGGTCGATCCATCTTTACAAGAACCATGTCTTCATCAAGCTTTTGATTTGGATCTAGTCTAGGAAGGATTTCATCCGCATCTTCTTTTGCGTTTTCTATGTTTTTAAGTGTGCCTTGGTAAACTGACCAAGTTACGCCTTCTTCTGAAAGTGATGCAATAATATCTGCTTTGTTTTTTAGGCCGTCAACATCAACTGCGAAGTCCGCTGCTAATGCCTTTAGATCTTTGACCTTAAGTGTGTCAAATGACATATATATACTCCTTTGGTATGTATACAAATTATAGCACTATAAAATTAAAATGAAAAGCCCCTAAAATTAATTAGGGGCCTTTCTATAGTTATTTCTTATTTAATTAAGAAGCAACCTTAACGTCTTTTACGACTACCCATGCATCTGCCTGCTCAATTTGGGTACCCACACGAGTATACATTGTATATTCGATTGAGTCCTTCTTTGGCCAGAAGAAGCGGTAAACAGTTACATCACGCTTGATACCAATAACAACGTTATTTGGGAATGTCAAGTGGACGTCTCCGTGCTCT